GAAGAAGGCAATGGAAAAGAACCAGCGCGACTATTACCTCAATGAACAGGTAAAAGCCATTCAGAAAGAATTGGGCGATACCGACGAAGAATTTGAGGAAATCGAGCGCAAGATTAAAGCTGCCAAGATGAGTCCCGAAGGCGAGGAAAAGGCCCTCGGCGAACTCAAGAAGCTCCGTATGCAGGGTCAGAACAGCGCGGAAGCCAATGTGATTCGAAATTACATTGACACGCTGATTTCTCTGCCGTGGAGCAAGAGAACTCGTGTCAACACGAATCTCATCAAGGCAGACGCCGTTTTGGAAGAAGACCATTACGGTCTTGAGAAGGTGAAGGAACGCATTCTTGAATACTTAGCGGTTCAAAGCCGAGTCAAGAATGTGAAATCTCCGATCCTCTGCTTAGTCGGACCTCCCGGAGTCGGTAAGACATCTTTGGGCCAGTCTATCGCCCGCGCAACCGGACGTAAGTTTGTGCGTTTGGCTTTAGGCGGCGTAAGAGATGAAAGCGAAATCCGAGGTCACAGAAGAACCTATATCGGTTCCATGCCGGGTCGAATTCTCCAGAGTCTTACTAAGGCGGAAACCAATAATCCGCTTTTCTTGCTCGACGAAGTCGATAAGATGGGTATGGACTACAGAGGCGACCCAGCGGCTGCGCTCTTGGAAGTGCTGGATCCTGAACAGAACAACACTTTCCAGGATCACTATGTAGAAGTGGATTTCGATCTGTCACATGTGATGTTCATTGCGACTAGCAACTCCATGAACATTCCGGCTCCGCTGCTTGACCGTATGGAAGTGATACATCTTTCCGGTTACACGGAGGATGAAAAGCTCCACATAGCTCAGAGACATCTGATCCCGAAACAGATGAAACTGAACGGTGTGAAGGCGGGCGAACTCGAGATCGAAGACTCTGCGATTGTTGACATCGTTCGCTACTACACCCGTGAAGCAGGTGTCCGCAGCCTAGAGCGCGAGATCAATAAGATCTGCCGTAAAACGGTCCGTGACATCCTTTTGAAGAAGACCAAAGGAAAGGTGGTCGCCAACTCCGACAATCTTGACTACTTCCTCGGTGTCCGTCGCTACAACTTCGGTGTCATGCACAAGGGCGATCAAGTCGGCCAAGTCACAGGTCTTGCTTGGACGGAAGTCGGCGGCGATCTGCTTACGATCGAAGTCGCAACAATGCCGGGTAAAGGCCAAATAACACGTACCGGTTCTTTGGGCGATGTGATGAAAGAATCTGTAGAAGCTGCACGTACAGTGGTTCGTTCGAGGGCTTCTCGTTTGGGCATTACCTACAAGCAAATCTCTGAGACGGATATTCATGTCCATTTCCCGGAAGGAGCTGTGCCTAAAGACGGTCCGAGTGCGGGTTCCGCTATCACGCTGGGCTTGGTTTCCGCTCTGACGGGTATTCCTGTCAAGGCTGAAGTGGCTATGACCGGTGAGATTACGCTGAGAGGCGAAGTTCTTCCGATCGGCGGTTTGAAAGAGAAGCTTTTGGCGGCGCTTCGAGGCGGTATCAAAGAAGTGCTGATACCGGAAGAAAACGTGAAGGATTTGGAGGAAGTACCTGAAAACGTCAAGGAAGGATTGGTGATTCGTCCTGTCCGCACCATTGACGAAGTGTTCCAGTACGGTTTATCCAAGCAGCCTGAAGCGTTACCTCAGACAATTGAGCAGCCTATCACTGCGAAACAGCAGATTGAAGTGGGAACTTCAGCTACTGGATCGACTGCACGCAACTAAGATCAACTGGTTTAAGAGGAGGGGGCTTCGGCCCTCTTATTTTTTACCCAGACTCAAACCGATTGAATTTATGTAACAAATTTCGACCGACTCAAGCTCTGTTCAGGTAGTCAATTTCAAAATCATTTGTTGGTTTTGGAACTTAAAAGGATGGGTTTGAAACTTGTAAAAATATGGGGGCAAATTCAATAAAACAGACTCATAGTTAATCAACAACCTCAGGCCAGATAAGAAAATTTGTCTCACAAATGAGAAGAATTGTCTAGAAAACCTTTAATTTGCCCACAAATACTGCTATGATTAACGAATCAGAGTTTATTTACCCCTTTATCTCTCTCGGAGGGAATGATGAATAAAGCAGATCTCATAGAAGCCGTCGCAATTAAATGCGACATTTCCAAACTTGCAGCACAGCGCGCTGTTGATGCGATGATCGACACAATTACAAATGCATTGCAGAACGGCAAAGAAGTCCAATTACTCGGCTTTGGTACTTTTTCTGTTGTCGAGCGTGCAGCTCGCAAAGGCCGCAATCTTCGGACAAATAAATCAATTGATATTCCGGCCCGTAAAGTTCCGAAGTTTGTTGCTGGCAAAAATTTAAAAGATGTAGTAGAATAAAATCTTTCGTGATTGAGACAGCGAGATCTTAATAACGAAGGATGCTTAGCTCAGTTGGTAGAGCGGCGCCCTTACAAGGCGTAGGTCGGGAGTTCGAGACTCTCAGCATCCACCAAGGATTCTTGTTGTTGAATAAAATCAACAACTTACAATATGGGTGATACACGGGTTGAACAAAAAATCTACCCAAATTCTACCCACAAAAAAGCCTCGTGTAAACCGAGGCTTTTTCTTTTCTACTTCATGCGGTGGGTTTTAATCCATTCCTCAACATCCGTAAGTGAAAACCTTTTCATCCGCTTTCCCCAAACCAGCGGTCTAGGGAAGGAGGGGTCTTCTTTTAAAATCCTGCGTAGCGTTGGAGCAGAGCAACCCATCATTCTTCTGACCTCCGTCGAGGAGATCATCTTGGCAGAGCTCGTCGGTGTCAGTCGGTCGATAAAATCCGACACGCATCTTAGGAGTTCTTCCTTATTCCTGATCATCCTCTTCATCATCCTCCTCTTCGGCAACACCTCCGGTGATGCAAAGATCACCGTACTTCGCAGGTTTCCAGCGAGTGCATTTGTATCCGACGGTACCTTTTTCGTCCACACACTTCAGACCAACGAAGGCGTCGATGTATCCCGTCTCAGCGTTACGCTTCAGAACAAAAGCCTTGTCTTCCGTCTCGTCTTCGATTAGTTGATCAAGGAAGTTTTTACCTTCCTTGTTCTTACCGAAGGAAATTACGACATCAAACTCTTCGTCTTCCTCCTGTTCTTCCTCTTTATCTTTCTCTATTTCCTCACCTGCGTCTTCTTCTTTTTCAAACACCTTGCCCTTATTAGCGAAAAGGAAAACATCAAGACGCTGAACGAGCTTATTCCAAACCTCGGGTTCTGCATCGTTTGCAAAAATGTTAATGATGTCTTTGCTTTCAACACCTAATGCTTCAGCAAGAACTTTGATATAAGGCATATCACCAACGCCTTCCTTGAACTCTTCAAGGATTGTGTTGTAAGACTCAATAGCCTTATACAGTTTCACGACTTCAAAGATAGTCGTTACTACTTCTTGGATACTGCGGTCTTTAGCATCCTTCTTACTGTTGGCAACGGTATCGGAAACCTTGCGGAACTGATCAAGCATCTGCTTCTGTTTTTCATTCAACTCAGCAACTGTTTTATCGGCGAGTTCATTGATGTGTTCTTTTCTTTCTGTCTGATTCATAATGGTTCCTTAAATAAATCCATTGTTAAAGGCGATAAAGTTTGGACACGCTAAGGAGTCGCCTTGTTTCTCCGTGCTGTGTACGTCACACAACCAACGCTTACCTTCACCAGTCGTAATGGCTGAGGCGTGTAAGCATTGGGCGCAAGTGTTAATTGAATTGGTCTTACCTTCCTGACACGCACTGCGTTTAAAGCAGAACTGACAGTAGAAATCTTTCTTAGGCTTTAACGTTCGAGCTTCCAGTGCTAAGTGAGCTCGTTGCATCAACCCCATTGCCACGTCTTTGTTGTACGGAACAATCTCGGCACTGAAGTCGGAGTTGTCCTTGCAGTAGCAGACAAACACGGCGTACTGCATACCGCTTAGGTACATACACAACTGAACTTGCGCGTAGTAATGCGGGTCGCTTAGTGCTACACCTTGCAGTACAAAGTTCTCAAAGCGTTTCTTGTTCATGGACTTCACTTCGAGAACAGCTTTGAAGCCTTTCTCTCCCGTGATGATTCCATCCAAGTGACATACAACATGACCGCCCAAGGCTGTGTACTCATGCTGCTTTCCGTCTTCAGCAACTTCGGAGATGTTCAGACCACCAGCTTTTAGTTGAGCCACAACGAAGTCTTCAAGGGCGTGACCGTTCTGGAAGATGCGGGTCTGACGAGGTGTCTCTATATCGTTCGGAAAACCTCTCGCACACAAAGAGTTGTATGCGATACAGTCATTGCCGATGTGCGACGCTCCGATATAACGACGAGGTTTCTCCTTACCCATGTACAGTTTTGCAGTCCCTAAATCGAATGCCTTCTTTACGACTTCAGCAGCTTCCTTAAACTTTTGATCTAAGGCAGATGCAGAAACCTGAGAAGAGATTCGCTGGAGTGCCATTGCTTTCTTCTTTACGGGAGCGGGAACAGTGTCTGTCAACACAATCTTCCCGTCCGTGAACGTGTACATAGGAGGCAAACCCTCTATAGATTTCACCTCGTCATCCTGGACAGTGATCTGAACACTGGCTTTGATACCGCCTCTTGCCTCAACCGAGAAACGGAAGACGTACAAGCTCGGGTCACCCGAAGGTATAGCCACTGCCCTGATGATT